ACAATCAGCACGATAAATAAACTAACGTAGACGGCCTGTTCCCAGGCAATCTGGGGGATAACTTCCGCCCCCGTCATCCGCAAGCTTCCTTAAAGCCAAGTGGCCCCAGCACCTCGTCGCTGTTGAACAGCTCCAGCACGGCTTTTTCAATCGCAGCGTCAATCAGGTCAATGTCAGTCGTAATGTGGTTGGCTGCCAGCCACGCTTCGGCAATTTGGATCGCGTACTGCTTCTTATCCTCGATCAGGTCAGCCGCGCCAGCCTGCTCAGCCGCCTGCACCGCAAAACTGGCTGCCTGCTCAAGATACTGGGTGACGGTCGGATTCCACTCCTTAGCCCGCTCCCAGACTTCCTTTGTCTTCGCGACCACGAACGACACTAATGCAACCGCAAGTGGCGGCAAAATCGCGATCAAGACCGCCTCAAGCACCTTTGACAAAATTGGCATCCATTCCATTCAAGCCTCCGAGTTAATAAATTCCTAATTCTGAAAACGGGATTTCGCGTTCGTCAATGATTGCTTGTTGGCGGTACTCCCGCTTTATGCCTGCAACCATGAAAACAAGCCACTCCGGCCACTTGGAACGGTCAAGCCCATGTTCAGCCTGACACTTGTCACATAGATCAAAGTTTCTCGTTATAACTTTTCCGCAAATACAGCGTTTAGTTTTCACAATAGTCTCTATCTACTACAGCCACTTTTTGGCTGGTATTAGGACATCGTACCCTTGCTAATATCCGCCTGATATGCCTTTCTGAATATCCAAATATGTAACCGATTTCTCTTTGCGTGTACCCGATCACCCACAGATACAGAACAGCCCGGTCGATGTGACCGAGCTTGTCGATTGCCCTTTGCGCGTCCAACTTATCATCCACGCTTTCCTCTGCAAACAAGTCGCTGAATCCTGTCATTCCAACCCCTCCAATCGCTCTTGCGTGTGCGCTTCGACTTCGAAAGGCTCCTCGCCGAAATAGCGGATTAAAGCGCGCATCATGCCACCCCTTGCATTAGTTCACCGAAGCCGCAATCATCGACCCACTTTTTGAGTGCAATCCGAAGTGCGTCAAATTCTGCATCCGTAGGCACTCGCTTCAAATTCAATTGAATATCAATA